AGGAATCTCCCTAATACCTATTTCTTCAATTTCCACTTAGCAATCAACAAAACTAGAAGCAATATTTTTACCAGCCGAAGCTGCTTTTCTAGTAGCTATTGAATTAGCCAACCAACCAACTACGGGTAAGTTAGAAAGGAAACCTGACGCAGGTGTGGCGGTAATCAAAGCACCTCCAACTATTTCTCCCTGCGATTCAGCAGAACCTTTATTTTTTATGCAAGCGATATAGTCAGCAGTTAATGAATTACTTGGGCTATGAGGTAATAGCTCTTTATGTATGTAAGTAGTTTTAGTCTTTCCACCCCATGAAGGAGAACTACTTTCAGATGTATGTAGAGAAAGCTTTGGATCATTCATATTATGACGCATCGAAATTTCAATAGCACCATCTTTGTTTTTTATATATCTCATTTGAGAAGAGCTATTATCTGTCGTTGCTAAATGATTTAAGTTTGGAATACTATTACTGCTTCCAAGTAAATTAATCACCATAAAATTAGATCCAGCAAGACCTAAACCAAGGACTAAAGTTGATAACCCTTGTAAAGATTTAAGCTGAATCATCTAGTAACATTCATAGCTGGACCAGTCATCTTTGGGACAGTAGGCATACTTTCTTTTACTAGCTTTGGTAATTCGCTCTTAATTTGAGACATTGCACTATCAATAATCTTGTCACGATTAAACCAACCGTAACCAAGACCGCCAATGCCTGCGATAAAAGCAGTGAAAGAAATAATTGAGAGCGTGTTAATTACTTTTTGCATTAGTCAGGTTTAGTAGGCCAAACCATCCCATCTTCTACATAAGGGAAACCACTTTGTTTAGGTAAACTTCTTAATGCATTTTTGTATGTTTTCCATGCTGCTTTTTCATCAGTCGTTAAATCTGCTGTATCTGTCCAGTCATATTTTTTAAGCAATTCATTTCTTTCTTGCCTAACATTCTGTGAATTTAAGTCTTTCAAAGCAGCCCTTTTTGTTGCATCGTCTTTGTAACCTTGCAGCCAATAAGTATCATCATAATTAGCAACAACGTCTTTAATTTCTTCTTGACTTTTAAAAGGAATTAAGTTGGCAGGGTTCCAAGGAGCTAAATTTAATTCATAATATTCTGCGTTTATTTCTTCACCATCTTTGTAAGAAGTAACTACCTTCTTTTTATGGCTTGAACTCAGATCAGAATTGAATGTAGAATCAATCGTTGTTTCAGTTTTTATAGGATACTTTGCCTCTTCAAAGGCTCTGGCTTCTTCAATTGTTTGAGGTGTAGATGACATTTTAGTTTTTGTAAATTAATAAAGGATACCGAAAACATTGCCCGCATTATTAGCGTATAGCTTATCTCCAGCTAATGCCCACCAGGCACCACCAGTTCTATATTCAGAAGAATAAACAGGGAGTCTATTTCCTTGGCTACTTTGCCCACTGTAATGACTAACTCCATGCCCTGTAAAATATAATGTCTTGCCTTCTGGGACCGTATAGATCAATGTATAACTACTCATGTTCCAGGTATCTATATGAATACTGATAGCACCCTCTGGGATGGCATCAATAATAGTTGGATTAGTATTCACCTCTTCACCTGTAAGAGGATTTAATTGATTAATTAAAGGCATGATTAAGAAGAAAGAACGCCTGTAGTCCTAATGTCTACAGTACCCATCTCATTTGAAAATTCAGTCTCGTTAAATGTAGGGAACCATCTGCCACTCATAGACTTAAGAACATTCGAGCCATTAGCAAGAGTTCCAGAAGTCATGAAAGAACTTGTATCTTCTGTAATCCAAGTAAACATACCTTCGTGACTATTTTGATACCATGTTTTAGCGTTTCTATTGTCTGAAGGGGCATATGCGTCAATTGCATCGATATCAATTTTCATTCCCGCCCCTGTAAAGCTCTGCCCCGAACCGTAATAAGCAGGATCAAAGACACTTGATCCATTAGATTTCCAGGTCGTAACACCATACATGTACCTTCCAATAGGCATATCAATAATATGCTGATCAGAATGTCTGTTATTATGAGCACAACCAACGGCATTTATTTGATAACGAAAATACGTTTCAGTATGAGTGGCTTGATTTAAAATCATTAATAAATAATTTGGTACAAAACAATTCGACTCTGGATTAGCATCAGTTGAATGTGAACCGTCGAACCATGTTTCGAGTTCTACTGCTGTTCCCAGTTTAAAGAACCACCAACCTGCGTTATTACTATTGCTATCTTCACCTGTGGTCCCATACGAACCCATGCAGTTATTGAAACAAAGCCAGTAATTCCCACTAGTTGATTTAGCAAAATTTACATATCCTGTACGTTGATAAGAATATGATTGGTTATAAGTATTTGGAGTGATCCAGCCTTCTATAGTAACGCAATTAGACACGCTTTCGATTGTTCTAATCGTCGTATCCATCAACGCAAACCCATGTTCATCGGATTGGCCTCCTTCCCAATACGACTGTCCGTTTCTATAACAAATATATGTAACTCCATTAATAGTTACAGGCTGATACGAAAAACTACCAGAATTACCAGTCTGTGACGCAAGCCTAAACGTCATATCAGTTCTAGCACTTCCACTGTAATAAGACGTTCCAAGGTATCTTCTTTTCATGTTTATATTTGTTGTAGCCCCTGTTTGAGTGTCATAACGCACAACTATTGAGGTATTTCTTTTAAATAACCACCAATAACGGACCCTATCCCAACAAAGTCCATCATATCTATTTGAATAATCTCCGAAAGCAGAACCTACAACAATAGTTCTTCCATCTGTAGCCGTTGAATCAATTTTATATAATTTGCCTTTGTCTACAACCTCGGAGGCTGAAGCAGTTAATCTTGTAGTTATATCTCTTCCGTTTTGAATATAAAAATACCATGAACCATCTGCACCTTTATATCTTTCAGTACATGCAACATCCGTCATATTTGTGATATTACCTCCTGTTTCTCGTTCATTTCCAGTAAAAGAACTTAAAGGAGTTTGCGTCGGCTTTAAAACTTCCGCAGGGTCCCAATCCGAGGCATTTCCTGTATGACTGCTTGCAAATGCAACAGATCTGTTCTTAGAAGACGCAAAGGTATAGTTAGGATGTGCCGTATATGTACTGTGACTTGAACTAGAGGGAGTTCCAGCAGTACCAGTAGCCCCATCAGCACCCGTACAACCCATTTTGTCTAACCGATTAAACAAAGGAATATCACCATTACTTATAATCAAACTTTGAGAATTTCCAAGCAGTTCATTACCAGCCAATGAAGATGTTTCCTCTATCTTTCCTACTTGATGCCCCGTAATTGAATCAACAGTTATCTTTAAATCGCCAGAAGTTGCAGACCTAACCACACTTACATTTTTCACAACGGCTGTCTGCGTCGCCGTAGTAGAGGCAATTGTCACCCCTGTTTTAAAATCAGTGTATGTCTTACCAGTAAGATTACTAAATTCTTTTAATTCGTCTGCCATTTAACTAACCTTTTAATACGTCTATGTTAACAAAGAAATCATCTTAACAACAATCTTGATATTTGTAATGAGAAGCAAAACCACCCCCTGACGCTGGAAGGTTGGTTAGGTTTGAACCGTTTAGTGCTGGTAAAGTTCCACCCGACTGTATATTTGCCGCGTCTAAATTTGTCAGGTTTGAACCATTACCGTGAATCTGATTGACGTAAACATTCTTATTAGATAATTTTCCGCCTGAACCTACGTTCCCTTGATGAATAACAGAGTGCCAGTTTGAACCAGCATCATTGCTAAATGTCCAATCATCTTCAATTTTCATATAACAACCTTCTTGCTCATTCGCTAGTTGCATACGTCCACCGATAAAACTTAAATATCCTTTCTGAGTACTCCCCACTTTGAAGTTAATCGTGGGGGTTGAATTATTTTCTAGATTTAAGGTGTCTCCTCCTGAACCCGAATCAATAGTTAATGTTCCTGACATCGTGTCAGTTGCATCAGATCTTAAGAAGCTTCCGCTATCAATAGAATCAAGAGTTGTTGCGTTGACATTGGTTAAGTTTGCACCGCTAATTGCTGGAAGTGTTCCTGTAATATTCGCTGCTGGTAAATTCGTTAAGCTTGCACCCGATCCGCTAAATCCTGAAGTCGCTGTGCATGTTCCTGTTATTGTTGCGCCGCTTGAATCAACAGAAACAATATCTGTCCCGCCTATCTTTAAATCAAAATTTGACCAATTAAATTTAAGTCCAGTATCGTTTGCGTTTTGATAATAAGCCCAGTTGCTTGAGTCTTCCCAAATAGCTGCACGATTACCACTGCTGGTATTGTCTCCTATTTTTATTTTTACATCTTGATTTACTTTGAGTGCATTTTCTGAATAATCCCAGAGCATTTTAGTTGATCCACCTGGACCACTTTGGAACGCATGATCACCTTTTGTTACAGCATTATCAGCAGTAATACCCTGAGTACTTATTCCATATTGCCCAATATTGAAACGCTCAGCTCCACCGTTAGTAAAGCTATACCCACTATTAGGAATTGCAGTAGTTACGAAGCCAGTAAGAGACGATGAAGTTATATAGCCTGCACCGTTACTTAATTGAGTGTTGTTTGTTGGTATTGTTGGCTTATTGAGGATCTGAGAAGAACCTGATCCTGAGTTCCAATCTGCGTTTACATTGGCTTCTGCACCCGTAGCGATTCCGTCAAGTTTGGTCTTAAGAGTAGTAGTAAAGTTTTTCTGAGTTAAACCACCATCTCCGACACTAATAGCAGATGTGTAGTAAGGGGCTGCTGTATTAGTTGCACCCGTGGCTATACCATCAAGCTTTGATTTATCGCTGGCAGACATAGAGCCAGAGTTATAGGTTGTAGCCGCATCTATACCGATTGTTGGACTCGTACCACCTGTTGAGGTAATAGCACCTGAAGCCGAAACCCCTGTTACTGTTCCTGTATTAGTTGTATAACCTGCGCCGTTGCTTAACTGATTATTATTTGTTGGTATTGTTGGCTTATTGAGTATCTGAGCATCTCCACTTGTGGCGTTCCAGTCAGCATTAACATTTGGGTCGCCTGTTGGAGTATCCCAGGATGTATTTCCACTACTATCAGTCTTTAAGTATTTGCCGTTTTGTATGTCATTAGGAAGAGTAAAAGTGTAACTAGCAGAGGCAGAATGTGGCGGTCCTTTTAATATAATTCCATGACTATTATATTCACAATTTAAAACTAATTGACCTGATCCTTTAGTAGAATTACCTTTAAAAACTACTTTGCCTGATCCATTAGGATCTAGATCAATATTAGTGTTAGAAGTAGTTACAATATCTTTTCCATTAACATCTAAGTTCCCTCCTAATTGGGGTGTCGTATCGCTTACAACATCAGTGATACCAACATTTGCACCCGTGGAAATACCGTCAAGCTTTGATTTGTCGCTGGCAGAAAGTAAACCAGCATTACTAGTCGTTACCTCTGGTAGCGTTACATTCACACCAGTACTTGATGCTAGTTCTCTAGAAGACGCTGTATAACTTAAATCGGTGGCTCCTGTATGTGCATCAACGTAGGCTTTAATTGATTGTTGACTAGCTACTTTCGAGGATGAATTACTAGCCATATTGTCCTCATCCAACAAATCAGATGAGATGGAATAATTATTAGCCGAGGTCGATATTCCGTCTAATTTATTGTGATCTGCATCTGAAAAAGTATTCGAGTCTGTTGCGCTTTCTACTGCTGCTGCTATTTGATTTGCTGTAATAGCTCCAGTCTGAGAATTAATGCTAGTGACTGCATCCGTAGGAGTTCTTAGCAGAGTGAAATCTGCCATCGTTCCAGCCGTTCCACTATTTCGTACAAACGATTGATTTAAATCGGTACGAACAACAATATCTCCTTCTTGAGTTGTAAGTGAAAGTTGGCTTGACTCAGAAGATGCAGTTTGAACAGTTGTAAGAGCAAGAGACGTTACAGAAAAAGTAGTCCCACTTAAATTTAATCCTGTTCCAGCCTGATATTGAGTATCTGAGCTATTTGCATCAACGTATGCTTTTACACTCTGCTGACTAGGAACTTTAGTCGCTGAGTTGGTCGCCATATTATCTTCATCAAGCAAATCAGCCGAGATGGCATAGTTATTTGCAGACGTAGCAATACCGTCAAGCTTGTTTTTTAACGCATTAGTAAAAGCATTTGTATCTGACTCTGATTCATAGGCTGTTTTTATCTCGGCTCCAGTCTGGTCTGCTGTTGAATTGCTCTCTATGTTGTCAAGTTTTGTCTTTAACGCATTAGTAAAGTTGTTCTGACTTAATTGTCCGTCCTGAATCGAGTATTCGGTGTTGGTATCTGTAGAAACAAAGTTTATCTTTCCATTCGTATCGTCATAGGTTACAGAAATATTAGTTTCTGTATTACCAGAAAGCATCCCCCCGATAATGTCCTGAACTTCTTCTGTTGTTAATTGTGTATCTGTATTTGTAACTGTATTTGTAAATGTAATTTTATCGCCTGATCTAGCGATACTTAAACCAGTTCCAACTTCAAGGACAACATCATCAGTACTTGAACCACTGTCAGTTAATCTGATTTTCTCTTCATCTGCATTATCACCATCAACGCAAGAGATTGAATAAGTTGTATTTGTATCAGTAGGAATTGTTGGCTTATTAGTTAAATCGTCATAGTCTCCACTGAACAAAGTTGGCTTGTTAAGTATCTCACTATCACCTGAATTACTGTTCCAGTCTCCATTGACATTAACGTCGGCACTTGCAGCAACACCATCAAGTTTTGTTTTTAACGCATCAGTAAAAGCATTAGTGTCACTTTCTGCCTCGTAAGCTGTTTTTATTTCAGCTCCTGTTTGATCGGCTGTTGAATTACTCTCTACCGAGTCAAGCTTAGTTTTTAACGCATCAGTAAAATTGTTCTTAGTTAAACCATTATCCCCCACTGAGTATTGAGTATCCGTATCTGGAGGGACTGCCCATTCCATACCATTAGATGTGTATCCAAGGAATTTATTTGTTCCACTTGGAGCTGCGTGAATATCTAACTTAGACTCTGCAATTGTGTCATCTAATATTTTTGCATTAGTGATTGCGTTATTATCAACAGTCCAAACAGTTCCAGTGTTACTAACAACAATATCCCCTTTGTCGCCGTCGGTTATACCTTGACCGTCCTGACCATCTTGACCTGCTGGACCTTGTATCCCTTGAACTCCAGTCTCGCCTTGGATTCCTTGAATCCCTTGACCACCAGTCGCTCCAGTTGGTCCCTGTAAGTATGAAGTTCCGCTACCCCACGCCCCACTAGTTTTAGGCCCATAAATAGCATTATTTGTCGTGTCAATATAAAAATCACCATCAACACCTAGCCCTGAACCTGGAGCACCCGAACCATTTAAAACTGTCTTACCATCAGCACCCGACGGCCCAGTATTACCTGTGGCTCCAGTCTCGCCTTGGATTCCTTGAATCCCCTGCGCTCCAGTCGATCCCGTCAAACCTTGGATTCCTTGAATCCCTTGCGCTCCTGTATCTCCCCTTGGAATTGTAAAATCAAACGTCGCTGCACTAGACGAACCACTATTAGACACAGTGGCATTGGAGCCTACGCTTCCAGTGCTGGTTGAACCTATTGCAATAGTCGCTGCTGTTCCTGTTGCTCCTGTATCTCCCTTGTCTCCAGTTCTTGCAAAAGTTATAATTACATCTTCACTTGCACTAAAAGAAGTCGAACCAGAAACATAAGCACAAGTTACCTTGTGGTATCCAGTTGCTTCAGTTGCTGCTGAAATTGTAAACAGTGCAAAATCATTAGGATCAGTTTTATTTGATATTTTAAAATGTCCTTTTATTGTCGAAGTAGAATCATCAATTGTCCGTAAATAAGATTGAATATCTGTTCCACCGTCATCAGTGTCGTCTATATATAAAAGAGTAGCCGTTGAAATATTCGAGTTATTAAATCTGGCTTTCCCCGTACCAGGATCACTATCAGCAGTAGACGTGTCAAATGTATAATCAAAAGTTGCACCACCAAAAGCACCTGTAGCACCTGTGTTTCCTTGTATTCCTTGTATCCCTTGTATCCCTTGCAACCCTGTTGAGCCTGTGTCACCTACATCTCCCTTCTCTCCTTGAATACCCTGCGGCCCCGTGCTCCCTGTTAATCCCTGACTTCCTTCAGGTCCAGTGTTTCCAGTTAATCCCGTCTCTCCCTGAATACCTTGTTGACCAGTACTGCCCGTTGGCCCTACTAATGAGACGTAGCTACTTGGCCATGCCCCTGCTGTTTTAGGTCCATACAATCTTGAATTTGTTGTTTCTAAAAAGAAATCACCATTGTTTCCATCGCTACTTTGTGGCGCACTACTTCCATTTAAAACGCTGGTCCCTGCTGGCCCCACTCTCCCGACGGGACCTTGACTCCCTGTCGTCGAAACAATGACTTGATTGTTTTGTTCGGTGACTGTAACGGTCATTCGGTGTAACCCTCTTGTACTAGTAGTTGTCCAGTTAGCCAGTAATCAGTATCGTTTCCGTTGGTTCTTTTTAAGTCCCATGATGGCAAGTCAGGGAGAACCGTTGTTTGTGCTTCTGTCATAGATATATTTAATTTCCCATTCGCAGCATCAGTAACAGTGCAAGTCATATCGCAATATTTCTTTGTCCTATTAGCGTTCCACGCTTGCGCCTCAAAGGTTTGACCTGTCAAGTCAACCGCCGTACCTCCATTGTCTTGCAAGATAAACTCCTGCGACCAATCAACCCGTCGATATATCTTCGGGGAATACAAGCCAGGCGTTACACCCATTAAACGATTTACAAGTTGTTATTAGTTTAATGCTTGACTACTAAAAATTGACGTTTAAGAAAATATCTACTTACCAACTAAGAACAACAATGACTCCAGGTTTACCCTCTTTTCCGTATGCGTCATCAACTCCACCTGTACTCCCTCCATTACTCCATGCACCATTAGCTCCTGCACCTGGCCCCTTGCCCCAAAAACTACCGCCTCCTGACGAGTTCATAGATACCAAGTCAAAACCAGTAGCAGTAGTACCTGTGTAATTATTAATCGTTTGAAATTCTGCTTTTTCACCACTGCAATTCACTTCACCATTAACGCCATGCCCAGGCCACCCTGGTCGGCTCATTGCCTTTGCATCAGTAGAGCCTAAATAACCAACAGAAGAACCTGTACCTCGCTCACCCGTAAGAGTAAGACTGCCTGATCCAGTTCCTGTAGGGGAAAAAGTACTACTAGCACCAATAGCACCATTAGCAGTACGTGATTGTGTTGCACCTCCACCTTGTCCAACAACCAACGTTGCCTGCGAACCTAATTCAGCCAAGGTGTACTTTCTTATCGCTGTGCCACCTCCACCTCCCCCGCTTGCGCCCCAGTAGTTAGTACCTGCCCCTGAACTGCCATGCACCGTCACACCAGCACCACCGCCTCCACCACCTGTGCAAATAACTAAAAACTCAGTCCTACCTTCTGGAGGTATATAGGTGTAAGTCCCTGCTGTCCCATAAACTCCCGTATGTAAGCCGCCAAACATTGATAGCCAATCTGAACCCGAATAAGTTTCAAGTAATTTAGTTGTTGAATTAAATCGAGTATCTCCCTGAACTGCTGAACTTGGTTGCTGACCTGTTGTTCCAACAGGCATTTTTAAACGGCCTGTAGAGTTAGATATAAATTCTGTCGCTTGAATTGGACCTGTAAAACTTTGTTGAGTCGCCTCTGACAACGAAGCCATACCCAAGTTAGTGCCTAAAGTACCAAGCGTTATCCAAGCGTTATTAGAAGAATTTCTAACCTTTAATAAATTATTACCCGTATCAGCCCATAACATATGTTCTTTGGTAACACTTGGCCCATTACCACCGCTTGCATTTAAGGATTTAACATCTTCTAAAATTTTATTTAATTCATTTCTAAAATTCAGCCCAGTTTGATTGTTGAGACTGTAATCACCATTTCTTAAAATTGACATTAGTTTGCTTGCTTACCGTAGCCAGTTGCGCCCCAAACGAATGATCGTGAAAGCATTGCACTGCTACCTGTGTTCTTAAATGTTACTTCAAAACCAGTTCTTGTAATGTTATTGACTAAAAAATAATCGCCTTCTTGAGCTGTTGACTCACTTGGCGTGATATATACGGCTGGAGGTTCATAAAAGGCATTAGAAAACGAAACCTTATATATATCAGCCCCAGAAGTAACAGGTGTTGTAATATTTTCAGTTCTTGATTGTACTTCAAGTATTGCCCCTAAGTCTGTTACGGCAATATTCTGAGCAGTATCCGCAGATGTAATTTCTAAATAAAAATCTATGCCTCTGGCTGTTACTAACACATTAGAAAACTCCTGCCAAGCTCCCCAAGTAGGTGATGAAGTTGGATCGTCATTAGTAGTTCTTAAAAATAAAGTTGCATTGCACTTATCAGAAATTACTGCCCCAATATCATTAATGTCACCCCAACTGTCGATCCAGTCAGTTCTATCATCCCATAGGGTTTCATTACCAAAAGAATAAGTATCTAAAATGCTTTGAATGTTGACGCTATAAACATTACCTAAATCAATAGGTGCATAAAAGGTATAAGTTCCGCTTGCAGCAGTAGCCCCATTAGCAACCGTTAAAAGCAAAGCATCTTTACCTGAGTTATAATGACTCTCCCAAACTGTGTTAACTTTTGTGCCTTGAAATCCTGCTATAACAAGTGAACCTGGGGGACCAATCGACTCGTCTAATGTTGTTACCTTAAGACGATCAGTAGGCTCTGGCCTATTAACAGCAACTCGAACACTATCCCACGCTGAATCTGTTGATCCAGGGCTACCAGAGATCCTGCCTCCATCATCTACAAATTTAAGCAAATATGTTCCTGTTAACAAAGGAACTATGTATTGAGTTGAGCTGCCAGGAACGCCTTGCTCAACTTTCTTGTTTGTTGCCGAATCTAATCTAGGTTTAAAGATAGAAACTGCATCACCCCATTTTGCGCCTTCTGTTTTATTTGATCGTCTAATAAAAACTTGACCTCCTAAAATCACATCAAGTTCTGTACTTCTATCCCATTGAAGGATTGCACTTGATTCATTAATAGGAATTAAATTTAAGCCAGAAACTTGACTTGGAACTGCTGTTTTCCCTACTGCATTAACTGTTTGATTTGCAGACTGAACACTTCTTAAGCCTGAAGCATTAACGCTATAAACTTCTATTTCATAAATACCTACAACAACATCTAATATTTCTAGCGTCTTTGAATTCTCTACAAGTCTAGATTCCCAATTATTGTTATTGTATCTAAATCTAACGTAAGCATTATCAGTTGTATTATCCCAACTAAGAATAATTTTTACTCTTGCAATCCCTAAATTATCGTAAATTATTTCTTCTGCATTAATAGAGTTAGGTGCATCAGGAGCAACATTTAAATTGGTAATATCTCTACTCGTAAGTGCTATCCCGCTTTCAATATTTGAATATTTAGAAGAGTTATAAGAAACAGCAGTTATTCCATAATTAATTCCATCTTGCTCTTCCACTGATACAACACGCCAAGTAGAAGTTTGTATGCTTGAATTTTGATAAACCCATATTGAATTTGCATTGGGAATTGCTGAAAAAGGAGAAGAGACTGATACAACACCCGACGAAATACCATTTATATTTTTACTATCAACCGATCCATTTGGAAGGATAACGGAAAGAGTAGGACTGTTTGATACTGTTAATCCCGTAGCATCATCAACAGTGATATTACTTGCTGTTGCACTCTTAATACGTCCCGACCTTCTATAGCCAGCCTTAACTTCATCCGCTATTTCTATTATTTGGCCTGGTCTACAAACAACACCTGCATCTATAGAAGTCACGAAAGAACAAGTCTCACGTTCATTATTCTCCATATATAACAACCACTTACCTAGTCGATTTGCTTGTCCTCTACTTGTACAGGCAAAAGCATCAACATTCTTAACAATTGAACCATACTTAGCAATGTTTGTATTGTCTTTTACCTCTTCATAGCTGAAGTCCCTTAAGTCATTATCAAAGTATTTAACAACAGCAACAGTGGCTCTATTTTTCTGACTACTAGTTTGATATGTAAAACCTGGCTCTAAAACATTTGCAATACTAAAAAGATATTTTGTGTCCCCAGGAGAATCTTGAGTTAAAGAAACATTACCAGCCGACCAATAAGCTTGTGCTCTAAATACAGAACATAATTGATTAATTAAGGTATAAGCTTCCTGTGCTGTTTGTATATTTACATTGCAAGTAAAACGAGGTTCTTGAATAGTGACACCATCTAAAGAGTAATAAATACGTGCCGAACAATATTGCGAACAAGCATAAAATGAATAAATATCTAAATCAGAAGTATTTAAATAATCACCCAAGCCATATCTATTAGATGTTAAAAGGTCATACAAGATCCAAGCTGGATCATTAGTGACAACTGCTGCACCAAGACTTCCGAGGAAATTGCCACTATAAGAAAGACTTCCATCAGCATTAACAGTTGCATTATTAGGAACCTTAACCTTAATTCCTTGTACTAAATATTTTCTTTGTGGAACACTTGTGAACTGTTCAGCATCTACTTTTAATCCAACTAACATTGAATTGGGATAAGTTAATGAATCATAAGTAATCTCTGTATAAGTAGTCCATCGAAATCCATTAGCAACCTTTGGTAAGGTTCCTACAGCCGTAGTTTTACGACTCACAGTAAGCATTGCTGACGTAACACCAGAAGGCCAATTTAAATTAATTAAATATTCTCTTTGATACAAATCACCTGTCCTACCTTTTATTTTTCCATTAGTACTGTCAACTACTATTTGAGCACTTCCACTACCATAAGTAACAGAAATTTCTAATTCAAATTCACTACCTTCGATGTCACCTTTATCAGTTATTTCTTGTAATTGATCAACCGCAATAGTAACTTTTACAGCATCAATATTTGTATTAGTAATCGTTACGCTTCGAGGAGCACCTAATTGAATAATATTCCCGCTAAATGTTGTAGTATTAGCCGTTGAGGTATTTTCAGTTAGAGGGATAACTTCTTGACTTGAAGTACCAAATCTTGAAGCCCAAGAAACATCTCTAAAGTTATAAGAACCGTCTGCATTTTGCAAAGGAATATTATCTATAAAAATTGACTGAGCACCATTAATCAAGCCGCCCATCTCACCTTCACCAATCAGGTCAAGGACTCTGGCAAATTGTTTAGAATCAAGGTTATCTTTTGCTTCACTTGGAGTACCACCTCTATTTCCACCTTTACCACTACTAGAACCTATAACTAAATTAGTCATGCTGTGACCTCAACTTGCACTGTATCAATAGCAGCAGATATAACGATACTTCCAACTAAAACTTTTGAGCCATAAATACAAGGAACGGCTACACCTGCCCTTGACGTATTCTGCACCCCACTAAAGCTCCAGCTATTTCTCGGATCTTGCTCAGAAGAAGGAACAGTTGGGACAGGAGTTAACATACCAGCGACACCACTAAGAACTAAACCAATACCAATATTTCCTGCTAAAGCTGCTGCTGAAAAAGTACCCGCAGTAGCCGCCCCAAAACCAAGTCCACCACCTGCTGCAAAAACTGCACCTGGGGCTGCTATAGCAACACCAATCAAAGCAGCTCCTAAAAGAACTTTCCCCATATTCCCTCCAGCTCCACCAACAACAGGAATAATTGAAATATCACTTTGACCCGTTGGATAATGAATTTCTTCTTCAGATAAATTCCAATCATCAGCCATTACTTTGTAATACTGATCAGCCATGTGTTTTTCAATACCTTTAAAATTGACACATAAACAACGAACAGCTTGTGCAACACTTGTGACTTCCGCTTCTAAAACACGCTCACCTACAAATTCAGCCAATTGACCATAAAGTTTAATTTTCCTTAAAGTCATACCGAATCCTCCTACCCATACATTTTAGTAGCCATTCATCCAATAAATCTCTGGATGAAAGACGATTTTGTAAATGATGTAAAACTAATTGATTTCCAAGGAATAAGCCAATATGATTTAATCCTGGTGAACCAATGCTAAATAATAATAAATCATATTTTTTTAGTTCCTCATCAGGTTCAAGCTCTCTAAACCCTGTAGCTCGAAATGAACGATCAAAGAATGGATTTAATAAGAAGGCATCTGAACTCGTTGGTCTATCCCAATCTCTTAAAGTGATACCTAATTTATCATGGTAATAGTCTCTACATAAACTCCAGCAGTCATTAACACCCCAAACCCATTGACGACCAATCAAAGGTGCTTTGTAACCACAAGGCTCATATTCAACCCATTGCTCTAAGTTTGGTTGAACGACATACCATTTAAGTTTTGTTTTTTCACAAGATACCTTATCTGCCATCGACAATTCTGGTGATGTGACAGGGTGACTATGAATAATCGCTGCAATTTGTCCCGTGTCTTCGGCTTTTGCCCAGTCTTCTGGATCAATGATAAACATATCTTTTGGCTCGTCTGCCAAGTTTTTACAGGGAAAATATTTTTCTTTTCCTTTAACAACAACTAATAAACCACAAGATTCATAGGGGTCTTCTCCCTTTGCATGAGCTAAAGCCTTATCTTTCCAAGTCATGAATAAAACGACCCAATACCAGGGAATTCTTCTGGTAAAACTTGTCTTTTAGGTAGCCGAACACCCATAACATCTATTTTCGCAGCTAGTTCAAACTCAACAAGATCTCTTGTCTCAGACGACTTACGATCAATCACATAAATCTCATCTGGGAACAAGGCGGAACTATCAGGAGTGTAAGGACTACTACTAAGAGGAAAATTAGAATGATCTAAGTATCTTAAAAGCGTTCTTCTTCTTGTTACTTTTGCACCCTCTAAGCCCATGCTTAAAGAAGCAAGAATAGTAGAAATCGTACCTAATACGTTGCTAATTCTTAGTTTTGGTCTTGGTAATTGCTTTCCGTAATCAAAACCTTCAGCTTCAACAGGAAGAGCCGTATAAGTCTGACCAGCAAAAACAATATTTCCATTGCCGTTTTGATTTCTACCACTATGGAACCTATGAACAGTACTGGAACCATGAATTGCTGGAATCAATTCAAGAATAAAAAGTTCAATAATGGCACTAGGGCCAGCGTTTTGTAACTCACTAACAGGTACAGCCATTAGGGTTCAAATACCTCTTGAAAAGTTGCTGTAATCGTTGCATAGCCAGGATAATCCATTTTCTTAGACCACTTAAGACATATATAAACACTAGAACTAGATTCATTTGGAGGAGTCCAATTAAAGCAAGAATTAAGTCCTGTTGTATCTGAGGCTCTCGCATCAAGGAAATTCTCAATTTGGTCGGCTTGCAATTCAGTGCAATTCTTCCAAACAGGGTTCCAGGTCTTTGGGTTTTGATTCATTCCAAAACGGATACGAGCTTGGTATCCATCACCGAATTGTGATGTTCTTATATTTGGCTTTGATGTTTTAGACAATCCATAGGATGCCTCAACACTTGGGAAAGTAAAAGTAGCCATAGTTAAGCTGCTGAGAGAAGCCCTCCTGGTCGTTTTTGTTTAGCGATCTCTTCTGTTACTGCGAAAGATATTGCACGACCTAATGCGGCTGATTGACCTTGATCACCTTGAACTTCAGTACCAGAAGCATCTACGTTAACGACTACTGAAGTACCACCACCATGAGCTATAACGCCAAGTTTACCGTCACTACCTCGTTTTAGGGGCATTATACTTTCTGCACCAGCCTCACCCATTAGGCCAATTCCATTTCTGAATGGGAAAATAGTTGGCTTATTAACTATTCCACCTTTAGCAAAAGGTACAATTCCGTTCTTGCCGTAGACGTTACCTAAAGCGTTTCTATTCCTACCTGCCTCAATATCCAAAGCACCACTCATCCCTGATGATGTAAGAGAGGAAACTACAGCCTGTGGAGTTGCAACACTAGGACCACCTTTAAACATATTGAACATTCCTAGAATCTGACTTTTTATATATATCTTTGTGATGTCAGCAATAATAGAACGAGCAAAATCCCTAAATGATATTTTTCCAGTCATCACAAATTCCGTAAGGGAATCAGCCATACGATCAAATGCGTTCTTAGTCGCATCTTGTATCTGTTTACTTATATCAACAATTGAGTTTTTAAAGGCCATTGCACCAGCCTTCATGTCTTGCCAAATATTTATCTTATCTCCTGTCTTATCTAATTCATTGTTTAGCTTTTTAGCAGCTTCCTTTGCTCTAATTGCTTTTTCAATAAACTCATCAAATTTTGGAGTACCAAAAACTTCTTCTATTGATAAACCACTATTTTTATCAAACAACTCTTTCAATTCTTTTTTATAGTCATTTAAAGGTTTAGTTACTTTTTTTAAATTAGTTTTTAAAGTATCTGCTGTTTCATCACTGATTGAGATCCAAGGTACTTCAAATAACCTTCCTAATCCCAGATGCCCCATAGCCTCTGCAAAAGCATCCCATAATTTTTTTAACCCTTGAAAAAAACCATTAATGAAATCAGCTAACCTCTTAAATTGGTTTTTTATAAAATTAAAAGACGTTACTAATGCTTGACCTAGACCACCAAAAATATCAGTCATTACTTTTTTAAAAACATTTCCAATACCAACAGAGATATTTACTATATCAGTGACGTATTTTTTAATTATTGCTTGATTTGTATTAAAAAATTTAAGTATATTTGTTGTTCCGTCTTGTAGTGATGCACCTATATTTGCAAAAAAGCCACCAAAAGTATCTTTAAATTTAGAAAACTGAGTAGCCAATCTATCACCTGCGGCGGCGGGTGATGTTGCTAATATCTCTGCATTTTTACCATATTCTTTAAACAGGAACTTGCTGAATCCCATAAAGTCTTGCAAAGTAACCTTACCTTGTTCCAACGCCTTGTCTAACTGGGCAGGAGTCATATCCATAGACGATGCAAAAATAGTGAACGCTCCTGGTAGACGTTCGCCGAGCTGTTGTCTCAGCTCTTCGGCAGATACCTTGCCCTTACTGAATACTTGGGCGGTAGCCGTCATCGCTGCTTTCATGTCTTCTAGGCTTCCACCAGTACCACGAATACCAGAAGCTATTGAAAGAAATACCTCTTGTGCATCTTCTACTGATTGACCCGCACCAACTACTGAAGCCGTTAACGCAGTGAATTGTCTAACGATTACATCTTGAGGTATCGCAAGTTTTTCACTACTCTCTGCTAAAAACTCTTGGGCTTTTTTATATTTATCTGTATCTGCAATAACAAGCTCTAAAGCTAATCGTTGCTTTTTAAGTGAAGCCTGATAGATACCTATCTCTCCTAGTTGCCTACGCCCCATACCAAGCTGTGCTCCAACAGCACCACCAGCTAATGCAGCACCAGGGTTCCCGCCTGAGAGAACTAAACCAAGAGATGCACCAAGAGCCCCTTCCGCCCCTCCAAAGACACCTGCACCAGCAACAGCTCCTAATCCTTTAGCAGCCTTGCCAAAGCTAAAACTAGATCGTTGACCTGCCGCAGCAGCTTTTTCTAAAGCTCTTTCAGCCCTTTGTATATCAGCAGTTAATTTTTTATACGCTGTACCCGTTGTAGATACATTTGCTCTTAGTTCCCTAAAAACACTTGCTTGAGTCCTTAAATCGTTCTCTGTTAAATCACTTTGTCTTCCTAATTCTTTTGCTGCTGTTCGTAATTTAGTTATCTCAGCCGAAGTCGGTAATGTTGATTTCTGTAATTGCTTAATAGAATTCTGTAATTTCTTTACACCTTCCATCCCTGTGACGGAAGCTTCAATCTGAAATCTCGTCTTTGAACTCATTTATTTATCCTTCTCGTTAACGACATTTAACGCAGCTCTTTCCATGATTTGAATACCTTCTAGCATGGCTCTGGCATCGTCAACTAAGTATAGGCGACAAAACCATTCTAATACCTCATATTTTAAACCAATCAAACCACTCATAGAACAAT